GAGAATCTTTGAGTGATATTGTTCATACAGCATAAGCGTTTAACTTTTATTTGTATAAGTGTTTAATAGAATTATATAGAGGAAAAATATGAGCCTTGCAGCACCACTAGCAGCATGTCTTTCTGCTGATCTCGATGCAGCTTCAGCTGCATTTGTAATTGGAGAGGTTGAAGCTTATTGGGGGCCAATAGCAGACGCAAATATGGCAATTGTATCTCCAATACTCGATGCAATATGCGTATTAATAAGCGCAGACCCAGACCTCCCCTTTGAAATACCCTCGTTTTTTGCAGATATATCGTTCGATATACCGACAATTATTGCATCAATAGGATTGCCAGTATTCGATTTAGATCTTGATATATACTTCGATCTTCCAGATATAGTATTGTCATTTCTCATAGGGTTGCTTACAATACCGATAGATATTGTTCTTGGGTGGTTCGAATCCTGGCCGAATATTGAGATACCTGATTTTGATCTAATGTTTCAGCTTGTACTAGATTTAGGCTTGACATTACCTGATATAGCAATAGATTGTATTGTTGAGTTTATGCTTATTCCATTTATGGCAGTTGAAGCTGCTCTAGAACTAAGCCTTCCTCCTAATGCTGAAGCAGCAATTGAACTTGGAATATGCGCAGGATCTGGTAGTGATATAGATCTCGACGTACTGCTGGAGTGGCCATGAGCAATAAAGAAGAGTGGCTAGATTTCATAAAAGAATGTATATCAAGAAGAACATTAAGCAATAATCTTTCAGAAAAAGTTGAAAATAGATCAAAAATTTGCAGTAATTGTTCAAAGCTAAATATTATAAAAAGAATGGGATTTTCGCTATCTGCGAGATGTAAGAGTTCACAATGTTGTTTTCCAATGATATTATATGTAGAAAATAAACAATGCCCAGATGGCAAGTGGTAATACAATAAGGTTGATAGTATGTCTATTAAAAATATAATTGATGGCTGGCTAAATTATACAATGATAAAGCTTCTTAAGACAAAAGATCCGTCTCCTGAGGCAAGAAAGCATATTGAGGATAGATATAATCACTGTAGCTCATGTCCCCATCTTAAGGGAAAAAAGTTAAAAAAGAGAAATATACCAATAATGTTTTGTAATATGTGTGGGTGTGGATTTCCAATGCTAATTTTTGCTCCAGCAAAAGAGTGTCCAGCGGGAAAGTGGAAATCTATGCCAGATGATATTTAACAGTTAAATATTGTGAAGGTTTTCTATAGCTCATTTTTTACTAAGTGTATAATTACTATACGGAGACTTTCGCATGCCAAAATTTAAGTTTAAGAGCTCTGGAGTAAATGTAGATAATGTTGAGCTTAAAACAATAGTTGAGTCGAGGCCTATTGGTGTAGCAACGCCTTTAAGTCTAGGCTCAGGCAGATCCGGTTTGTTTGAAATGAATTTTGATCCTGTCGAACAAATATCAGATAATCTTAGAAATTTAATATTGACCAATGCTGGTGAAAGATTGGGAAATTACTACTATGGAGCAAATTTAAAACCAATAACTACTGAATATAGTAGTATGGAAGATTTTGAAAATGCTGCAATGACAAGAATTTTAAATGCTGTAAATCAATTTTTACCAATAGTAGATTTGGATTCATTTTCTGTATCGCGAGTTCAAGAGGATGATGGAAACGCAGATAGAGGATTATTAAGAATTGATATGACAGTAAAGTATAACATACCACAGCTAAGAATTGGTGGCAAAGTTTTAAATGTTTCAATGTACGTAATATAGGCAAATTATATGGCAAATAATAAAAAGAATACACTATCATCAATAAGATCAAGTCAGAGATCATATCTTAATAGAGACTTTGACACATTTAGATCGCAACTAACAGATTACTCAAGAGCATTCTTTTCTGATAAGATAGCTGACTTTGGTCCAAATGGATTTGCTGGGATGTTTATAGAATTAGCATCCTATGTTGGAGACGTTATGTCTTTCTACATGGATCATCAGTTTAATGAACTTGATATAATGTCTGCTGTAGAAAATGAAAACATAGAGAGGCTAGTAAGAAATTCTGGCGTAAAAATAACTGGTGCAGCTCCTTCAACTGTTGACGTAAACTTTTATCTAGAGGTTCCTTCTATATATTCATCTATGGTGGGCGATTATATTCCTAATGAAATATTTCTACCAATAATAAAAGCAGGAACTGTAGTATCTTCAAACTCAGGTATAAATTTTACTCTTACAGATGACATAATATTTTCAGAGAAAAATATATCTGGAAATCTATCTTGTGAATATGTTTCTATGAAAATATCATCAGACGGATCTCCAAGTACATTTTCTGTAAAGAAATCTGGGTTATGTGTATCAGCAAAAACAGTCAAGGAGAACTTCAGTATAGGCGATAAGTTTATGCCGTTTAGGACAATAACTCTATCATCAATTGATGTCTCAGAGATAATATCTATTGTTGATTCTTCTGGAAATGAATATTATCAAGTAGACTCTTTAACACAGGATACAGTATTTAGAAGAGTTTTAAATACAAGTTCTGATTCAATAGAGGTTCCAGAAAATCTTGAATTAATATCTGCTCCGTATAGATTTATATCACAAACTTCTAATATAACAAAGAAAACAACAATTAGATTCGGCGGGGGGTCGAGTGATGCACCAGACTCTGATATGATGCCAGATCCATCAGATTTGACAATACCCTTGTATGGAAAGCGAAAAACTATATCTACATTTACAATAGATCCAAATAGACTTTTAAAAACAACTACCCTCGGTGTTTCACCTCAAAATACACAAATAACTGTAACATATAGATCTGGCGGGGGAATATCACACAACGTAGCTGCTGGGTCAATTAGAAAAGTAAGCTCTTTAAAATCTAAATTTAATAGTTCTGTAAATGCAGCAAATGTTGCAAGCATAAGATCTTCTATAGAAGTAACTAATAAAAATGATGCAACAGGTGGAGAGCAAGCACCTACTATAAATGAGCTTAGGTCAATAGCACTATCTTATAGAAACTCACAGTCAAGAATTGTAACAAAAGAAGATCTAATAGCAAGAATTTATACAATGCCAAGTAAGTTTGGAAGAGTATTTAGAATTGGAATTAGAGCAAATCCAAACAATCCACTCTCTTCAGAGCTATCTATAATAAGCAGAAATAAATTAGGAAAACTAATAATATCTCCAGACTCGTTAAAGCAAAATTTATCAACATATCTCAATGAATCTAGGTTAATATCAGATGCAATAGATATAGTTGATGCTGCTGTTATAAATGTAGCATTGGAGTATGGTGTAGTATGCTCAGCCTCTTCAAACCCTGAAACAGTAATTCAACTAATAAACAAGGATATATCTGAATATTGCAAAATAGAAAATTTTCAAATAGAGCAACCAATATTTCTATCAGATTTGGCAAATATAATAATAAATAATCAAGATGTTGTATCGCTTGTTGATTTTACTTTCTATAACATGGCAGGTGTTGTTGAGGATAGAATATATAGTGATGTTACTTATGCAATAAATGAGAATATAGATAGGGGAATACTTGTATGTCCGGCAGGGTCAATATTTGAATTCAAATTTCCCAATGATGACATTGTCGGAGTAGCGAGGTAAGTTTTATGTATAGAATACTAAGTGCAAGTAAAGACACATATATTACAGACAAAATTATTAATAATAGCTTTAGAGCAACTGATGCAAATGTCGGTTCAGCATCTACACTTGATATTTTTAAACTATACGCAGAGTCTACAACAGGTTCAAATAATGAGCCGATAGAGCTATCTAGAGCACTAGTTCACTTTAATTTAGATCCAATTAGAAATCTAACAGGGACGTTTCTAGATATAACCCATAGTACTTTCAAAGCAACGCTTAGACTGAGTGATGTCTACGGCGGACAGACAACTCCCAGCAATTTTAATTTAATTGTATTTCCACTTTCCAGGTCATTTGATGAAGGGGTTGGTAGAAATGTTATAGACTTTACAGATCTTGATTCAGCAAACTTTTTAACTGCATCTGTTACATCTGCAACCCCATCAGTCTGGTACCTTAGCGGGGCAAATAAACAAGGCCTATTGGGCTCTAGCGATATTGATATAATATCTAGTGGAAATCTAAGCGATGGAAATGGTATAGTAAATTTATGGAAAAATGTAAAGTTTGAGACAGGCGATGAAGATTTAAAAGTAGATGTAACAACAATAGTATCGGGTGTCCTTTCAGATCAAATACCGGATTGTGGCTTTAGAATATCATTTAGTGGGTCAGAAGAGACAGATAGTGTAACAAGATATGTAAAAAGATTTGCATCGAGAAATACATCAGACTATACAAAAAAGCCAGCACTTATAATTCAGTATGATGATTCAACTCACGATAGTACTGGTGATTTATACTTTGACCTAAGCGGAAGTATCTTTTTAAACAATTACGCAAGAAGCGAGTTAAGAAATCTAACATCAGGATCAGGAGCAACAGAGGTATCGGGTGATGACTGTCTTCATGTAATATTTAAATCTGGATCTTCATCTGCAGGAACACTATTCAGCAAGACAATAACAGGATCACAGCATAAAATAGGCGATAATTCTATAGAAGGAATATACTCTGCTTCGTTTTCAATAAGCCAGTTTGAAAATTCAAATTTAAATACACAAGTATCAAAAGCGCTATCAGCCAGCTTTACTGTTGTGTGGTCTTCAATAGATGAAACTGTTGGATTTCTAACGTCATCTATGAATATTAATACAATAAATAGAACATCATTTAAAAATGAAGATAAGAGGCTTGTAGTTAGCGTAACAAATCTTCAGCCTGCATATGGAAAAAACGATAAGGTTAGATTTAGAGTTTTCGTAGAAGATGTTGATAGAGATATCGTTGCAAAAAAAGTTCCATTCTATACGAAAAGTCAAATCTTTACAAAAATGTACTACAGGATAAGAGATGCGATATCAAATGACATAGTAATACCGTTTGATAAGTCAAATAGATCAACAATATGTTCAACAGATACAGACGGAATGTATTTTGATTTTTATATGGATACTCTTCAGCCTGGCAGATTATACACAATAGATTTTCTAATATCGGGTAGAAATAACGATATGATGTTTACTGATGTTGCTGCAAAATTTAAAGTAGAGTAAAATGCCACCAAATAACAGAAAGACATACAGAAAGAGACCTGCTCTATTCAAGGGAACATCAAACCCGCAGGGAAGAAAGACAATAAGCTTGAAATCCCTTAGTGATTCTGCGTTTTTAAATACAGGATCTTTCATGTATGATCCAGTCGGTTCAGGATTAAAAAGTACTCAACAAATACCAATAGAGTGGAAGAATTTTGAAAATCACACATTTTTTGATTCAGCACAAAGTAAGACAAATATAGCATTTGATAAAATTATTAACGAATATCCGTTTCAAGGAACAAAAGAAGACGTTGAGATTTTTATGGATTCGCTAACTGGATTTGAAAAATATGTTTATGGTCTGTTTCCAAAATCAAGAGGATATTTACATTTTTCAGGAACTGTAAAAGACGAAGATCCCGGGCATGGATTTTCCGGTGGGCTTGGAACAAGAATAGAAGTAAGAGACTATGCAGGATCTCTATTTCCATCATTTTCAAAAAGAAGAGATGGAGCAGCTGTTATAGATTTTTCTAAAAATTCATTTGCAATAGAATACCATATCTTTATACCTGAAATAATAAACAATAGTCAGGTAATATTCCAGAAACAATCCGGAATATCTCACGGATTGACAATAGGATTAAGTCAGTCAAGTGATTTTTCAAAGTGCGATTTATTTTGCAACATAGTATCGGGATCAAGTTCATTATTTGCATCTTCGTCTATAGAAAAGGGAAAGTTTGTACAAGTTGTTAACGAATACGAAAGAGATTCTGGAAATTTAAAAATATATCTAGATTCAGATCTTGTTACCACATCGTCGAATAGAGAGGTATTTGACTCTCTATCATTTTCAAAATATGACTTCTTAATAGGATCTGGCAGCAGCTGTACTGTTAATGGTAATAATTTAGGCATGCCATCAATTACAACATTTGATCCAGTTGTAACGTTTACAGGATCATTAGATGAGCTAAGAATTTTTCATAGCACAAGATCTACAGAAGATCAAAAGGCATATAGAAAGAAAACAATATATGCTCAAGATAATCTAGTTCTATACTATAAATTCAACGAGTCGTCAGGAAGCTATAATAAAAACAATATATGCCTTGATTCGTCAGGAAATTCATTACATTCAAAGATAACTCATTTTGAAACATCACTTAGAGTTACTGGGTCTGTACCCTCGCCGATGTCAGAAGAAAAACTTTCACTAAATCCAGTTCTATTTCCAGACCACTGGAAAATAAAGCGAATTAATGTAGATCTTCTTAATTCTGCGTCTATCTATGATGATTACAACCCAAACCTAATAACAAGACTAGTACCCCCACACTTTTTTATTGAAGGTCAGGCAAGTCAAGGATTTAAAAATGAGCAAGGGAATATATTCAATCCAATAACAGGAAAATCAATCCCTGGATCTGCAAAAATGGGATCGTCGCAATATTTAACTGCATTTTTATTAATATACGCAAAGTTTTTTGATGAAATAAAAATATTTCTTGATCACATTAGAAATATTTTAAATGTCAGCTATGAAGATGTAGAGGTTGTTGCAGATCAATTAATACCATTTGTTGCAAAGTACTACGGAATTGAATTACCGCAACTTTTTACTTCATCGAATATACTTGAATTTATAGACGGAGAAGATATAGGAGATTCATACGGATATTCAAATAAATCACTTAGACAAGTACAAAGTGAGCTTTGGAAAAGATTTTTGATAAATCTGCCATTTTTTATAAAGGGAAAGGGGACAGTATCTACAATAAAATCTGTAATTAGATCGTTTGGAATAGATCCAGAATCTTTGATGACAATAAGAGAGTTTGGAGGCCCAACAAAAAGATCGCTAGAAGACCTAAGATACGAAAGAGTAAAAAGTATTCAGTTGATAGATTTTTCAGGAAGTAGGGCAGAAATTCCATCAACACCGGATATTCATGGATTTTCTGATAATATGCCAAGAATTGTAAGTTCATATCTTACTTCAAGCAGAGTTGAGGCGGGATACCCTGAAATAGCAGGTACTTTTGTTAATAAGTCTATCTTCCAGAGAAATGGAATATCAAATAATGAAAACGACGGACTTCAAACATCTGGATCTTTTACATATGAAGCTTTCTATAGATTTTTAGGACCAAAGAAAGCAGGCTTTAATCAAATAACTACACAGAGCCTTGCAAGATTACAAGTTACAGGATCATCATCAATATTAAGAGGGGCAGTCGTAGCAAATCTTGTTGCAATATCTTCTTCCATATCAGAGGTAAGCTTACTTGTTCGACCGGGAATGAATGGTGCAACAGATCCCGGTCTAAAACTTGTACTAACTGGTGCACAGATATTTAATGGTGATCTCTGGTACTTGTCATTTGGAAGAAATAGAAGTGATGAGAGAGTGATGTCAGTATCACAAAGCTATCTCGCACCAGAACTATCTACAATGGGATCATCATCATATTTTCTAAGGGCTGCCAGGTCAGTAAATGGAAGAATAGCAGAGAAATATTACACATCTTCATTTTTTAAATCAACACCTAACGGAAGTGAAGTTTTTACATCAAAGTCATCAAATTATAATGCAAGCGGAACTTTTGTTGTAATAGGATCACAAAGTTTAGAAAGTACATCGACAAGATTTTTAACAGACCCGTCAGTTGGATTAAGAAAGGGGTTCACACCATCAGATAATGAACTTTCAAAAATAACAAAGTTCTCAGGACACGTATCAAAAATAAGATTTTGGTCAAAAGGCTTGACTGAAAAAGAGACTAGGGATCATATTTTAAATCCAGATTCAATAGGAACTCATAATCCTCTAGTTTATTATAATTTTAAAAGTCAAGACTCTGGATCATTTCAGAGACTAAGGGCAGATCTTCAGCTGTCGCAGCCTGATATAACTTCATCAGCAGAAGGCTCTCTTGTTATTACAAATTTTTCAGGCGGTAGAACAAGAGCAGAAGGATTTGACAATGCAGAGTGCAAAGGCTTTGAAAAGAATAAGAAAATAATAAAGACTGAGACGTTTTTCTTTAACTCTCTTTCTCCAAAGTTTGATTTGAATCAAACGTCAAATAAAGTTAGAGTTAGAAGCTATTTAAGCTCAGATCTAATAGAAGAAAATAGTTACTCAACATCTGCACCACTATATAGTGTTAGAAGAAGCGAATCTCCTGATGATGATACAAGATTTGCAATAGAGTTCTCAGCAGTAAAAGCTCTTGAAGATGATATAATGAATATATTTTCAAATCTTGAATTCTTTGATAATGGAATTGGAAAGCCAAGCTATTTATTTGATGAAAACTATCCAGACTTAGAAAGTGCAAGAGAAGTATACTTTAGAAGATTAACTGGTAAGCCAGAATATCAAGGATTCTTTAATATGTACAAGTGGTTTAGTAATTCACTAGGAGATATTCTAGTACAGCTAATACCTAAAAAGACAAAATTTCTAGGTGTTGATTTTGTGTATGAATCACACCCATTGGAAAGAAACAGGTTGAGATATTTATTTGATGAAATTTACTTACTGTCAACGGAGAGATCATTTGACAGAGGAGATATACTTCTTTCTCAGTATGTAGGAAAACTTAAAAGATTTTAGAATAGAGAGAAAAAAATGCCAATACTTCCGTTCAATGATAGACCATATGTAAATATAAACTATATAAGTGATATATCTGTAAATGGGTCTAACGGAATAAATACATCAGAGATAGATATGTTTAGGCAGGGTATAAATGTTAAGACAAATAAATACTTTTGCGATAGAATTTTACCAATAATAGGATCAAAAGCACTCCCTGCAAGGCAAAATGACTTAATAGATTTCTCAATAGAGAGAACAACATATGGGTATGTAGACTTATTTATTGAATCAAATAATGATAAAACAGTTGCACCATTTGATGATATATCTTCACTAAATAATCCAGTTTCTTTTCTAAAGGATAGCGGAATAACAGCATACCCACAAGTAATGCTTAGCCCAAACTGGCTTGATCCCGGCGCTATGAATGGAATAATCGAACCGCTATCTGTAAGAGGGACAATTCCAGGTGCCAGCATAGAATCTCCATTTGTTTATAATACTATTAAAGCAGATGTAACAGAGACATCATATCTAGTAGAGGCTTATATACTCTTTGAGTCAGCCAAGAGTACAATTTTTGATATAACATCACCGTTTATTGATTCACAAGATTTAAGTTTTGTAACTGATAGTGTTATAATATCAGATGCTGGAATTTCTGATTTTGGACCAGGAACACTTTCACCCTTCATGGGTGATACATCGGTATTCATTATTAAAAACGATCTTAAGTCAATGACATCATCAGACTTTAACGATTGTGTAGGTCTAGGGATAATAAGAATGGGTACACCTCACGGATTCGTTTATTCAAGCGAGAAATCAGTATCCTTATATGAGAGTGGAATTAGAAATGTTTGCGGTGTAGACTCACTAGCATTTGGCGGATTATTAAAGTAATGGCAAGATATAGAAAATCAAAATTTAATGCATTAAAAGATTTTGTAACTGTTGATGGACAGTATCAAAGAAAGGATAGCGTAATAGGGTACTGGAAGTTTGAAGATGATGTATCTGAATTAGGCAGTACTGCTGATAGATCTAAGACAAAAGCAAATCTAACTTATACAACATCAGGAAGGCCATCATATAGCCAGCAAACTCCAGAGTCTAGAAAATACATACAGAAAAATACAGCTCTATTTAACTCAAGCCACGGAATTATAGGAAATCCTTCTGGAAACTCTTTATCATTTGGAAATGGTGCAACAGATAAGCCGTTTAGTATTTCATTTTGGATAAAGCCAGTTCTAAAGATGGATGGAAATAATAATGAGTATGATATCTTTCTTAAGATGACAGCTGGCGGTTACGAATATGCTGTATATCTCTATGAAGAATCTGCAAGACCTGGTCAGGCTAAGCTTACATTCAAGCTTTATAACGCTGGGGGAACAACAGCAAATGCAAATATCTTTTGCTCAACAGAAAGTGTAACAAGAGATAGTAGAATTAGATATGATCTTGATAGAGACAAGTGGTATAACTGTACAGTAACTTATGATGGAAGCGGCGCAGCAGCTGGTCTAAAAACATACGTAAATGCTATAGAAAACTCAACAGTTGGAACAGGTGCTGGCGGGTACACAGCTATGAATGCAACAGCTTCAGAGATAACTGTTGGAAGACATTTTACAGGAGCATCAAATTACTTTTCCGGAAACCTGTCTTCAATAATGATGTGGGATGTTTGTCTAAGTCAGTCTAATATCACTGCTCTATATCAAGCTGCATCTGGACCCTACAATGCAATTTCTGGATATCTAAATGATCCCTATAGGGTCATGTTAAGAAATCTTGACAATAGAACTGGATCATATCCTGGAAATCTTAGAACAACTGGCATGTCAGGTGGCGAAAAGGGAAACTCAGCAATAGCATTTAGAGATCAAAGTACAATAGTATTCAGCAACAAAGAACAGGCGCTTTACCCTATAGTTCTAACACAAACAGAAATATCACAGTCTGGTATACATGATTTACTATCATCACCAAATATGCTGCCAGATATAATTGCCCCAGGATCATCAAAACCATCTATTTCAACAGATCCCCTTGATAGAGATTTTTATAATAATCACCCCTACACTCCGTTTGAAGATAGCAGAGTCTATTTAAAAGACAAGAATACTAGTGCATTTTTTGCATCTGGCACAAGGCATGACGTATATCCCGGATTTGGATCACCCGTAAGAGATAAATACGCAATCGGTATAGACATATCTTGTGGAGAGGAAAAGGTAGTTAGCAGATATAATACAAACGGATTACCCATCGACCCGCTCGGTATAATGACAAGGCGCCCTTACGCCCCCACAGATGGTGCACACACACGCCCTAAGACCGGATTTTGCTATTTTAATAAAGATCTTAGAAGATGGGAAGATATAGGTCTATCAATTATATCGTCTGCTTCAATTACTGACTATAGAATGTGGGAAACAGTGTATGAAGATTTTGCATATGCACATGATGGAAATCGATGGCGTCCGGCTGGTATGTCACGACCCAATGGCTCAGATGGCGGACAGGGAATACGATATGCGGGCGACGTTCCAAAAGCATATCAGTTTAAAATGTCTGACCATATGGGCTCGTTTGCTGGGACAAAAAATGTTCTTGTAAATAATTTTGGATATGATAAAATAGGCTCACCAACAAGATCAGGTCAAGCACCATACCATAAAATGTATCATGCATCTTCTAGCCAAACAATACAAATGTCTGACTATATAACAGCACCGTTTGCAGTTGAAAAGATAGTTCTTCAAATACCAATAACTGCACAAACAATGCTAGGATCACAAGCAGCTACAGGCAAGAAATTTCACGATTCAGTAAGAGATATAGATAATTACACATTCTTTCTATATAGACAATCAAGATCAGGGGGAAATTTTGACACTGACTCACGTGAAGATGTAGAATCTTCTAGACGATATTTATTTGCTAGTGGCTGCGCAGCATTTTATAATTCAAACGCATTCTCTTCGTCTGTTTCAGCTGAAATTTTAACTGACGGCCTTCCTCACACACCAGCCTGGTCACATGATTGGGATAATAATATATTTCAAGGTGAACAAAATATAAGACACATGTCAGTTTTTACCGGATCAATAGTTGTAAAAATGACTCCCGCAGTTGGAAACTGCCAGTTTTTAGGCGGCAGCAGATTTCCAGTAAAGGCAGCAAAACTCACACCATCAGCTGAGGGTGTTCAACTTGGTTGCGGAGGAATAGTTATATCGGATTTTTGGGAAGGTGGAACCACAGCTGCTTCAGCCTCTCTTATCGGGTCTTCTAACTGGCAAGTAGACGTACACTACCCACTAATGCCGTCAGGGACACATGCAGCTGACGTCGCAGATGGATCTAGTCCAGCAGCAACAGATGGGTATGCAATGAGTACAGGAAGTATAGGAATGGCAAACTCTCTTGTTGGAAACATTAGAAGGTTCCAGCCTACATTAAATTCGTCTCCAAGATCTCAAAATTCCCCAAGGTACATAAGCGGCTGGCCAGCAACATATACAAAAGCAGTCTTGAGACCAGAGCCATACTCCTCAGATGCACGTGTCCCTGTATCAGAAATACCAGATGATAGAAGACCCCTTAGAGGATTTACAGGTGAAAGGACTTCAAGACAGACATATATCCCATATGTCTCTACTTCTTCGTGGTCAAGAGTTTATAGAACACCCGATCAGCAAGGAATACTAAATTATACAGCAAACAAGGGAAAGCTCACATTTGGAGATCTTCCCGGGTCCACAGAATCACCGTATGTTTTGCTTCCAGGCGATGAGTTAGTTTTGGGCATCGATGCTGGAATATCAATGTTGCCAGTTAGCGGTACGGGTACACTGTGGGGTCCATCAAAGCCAGATATAAACTATCATGGATTTACAAAGTTTAAAAATGAAAACGAATTTTTCGGATGCATGTCAGCATCATTTATGCAAATAACGACTGATACTGCAAAGCTAACAATATTCGGAAGTCTTATAAGAGAAGATAAAGAATTAATGTTTGAGACAAATCAGAATCTAACTTCAGATGCAATTCATGAAAGTGTAGGGTGTGATAGAGTTACTGATCAATATATGGTAAGTACACGAAGAGAGATGTCAGCTTCATATCTTGACAGATGGGTAGCAGGCGTTTTTACAGAAGAGGAAAGTCTAGCACGAGATGGGTTTAATCGAACAAACGTATGGCCGCCGCCAAGAAGGGTATATGGGCTCTTTTCAAAGCAAGTTGATGCTTCTAACTTAAATAGACTTTCACCATATCACTGGTTTCGAAATTACGAGAGGGGAACATGGGCACCCGGATACGTTGGTATCTCACTCCTGTCGAATTTTAGGGCTGATCCGTTTGGAGTTAGCTCAAGAAATGTTCAATTTGTTAAATCCGCAAATATAAGATCTTCTCAGAGATTTGTATCACTTGTAGATAAGGAAGAAAGATACTATGATTCTATCATGCCAAAAATATCAAGCTATATGTCAAACTCACTTAGTCTTGGAAGGACTCTAGAACCGGGATACATGTCTAAACTTCTCTACACATTTGAACCTGAGGCGTGGGGTAGCGCAGATAAGAGATATGCTTACGGATTTCCATATGCAAAAAATCCACCCAGACAAATAGTTGATAAAACTTTTATAAAATTTGTAGATAGAGAAGGGGGATCAAATATATTTTCTGCATATACGCAGAGAACAGTCGTCAATACAACACTATTTCAAAAAGGTTGGCGCTGGTCAGGATTATCAACAATAATGACAACAGATACATCAGGATCATGGTGTAATCTCTATGGAATTAAAAATGTTAGAAGAGAATTTACAAAAGCAGTATTTAGATCTGATCGATATGGACAGTTTAGAGACATGCTTGAACAAAGAAGAGATACAAAGTTATATCTCAGTAAAGATCTAGAAAAAGGGATCTCAGACTCTCCAGTTCAGGTCAAATTTGTAAAATCTTCTGACGGTGTAACACAAGTACCGCCTCATGAAACAGACTCTGCAAATTTTTCAACCGAGTATACGTCTTCAATACCCTATGTAGATGCAGATCAACTATCAGGTCTAAAAGTATACTTAGGATTGCCAACATTTGTAATTACAAAAGCTGATTTCACTGCAGGCACCTCATAGTGGGATACTAGATGGGAAATGATTTAAAGCATATAAAAAAATATGACTTACTTAGAGCAGAGACTATCACAAAGAATATCGGTGATAAAGTAGATAAATTTATATCACCAAATAGATTTCAGGTTGGAGTTGAAAGTGTTCTTACTCCAGGGGGTGTAATATTTGGAAATCTATCAGTTAGCGGAAGCTGTCTAGTTGAGAAATTTGTTAATTTTGGAAAGAGAACAGGCGATAGTGGATTTGGATTTAGAGTAAATAGTAGTACTGGAAAGATACAGTATAGATCAGATCCGTCATTTGGCCAGGCAACGTCATGGGCAGATATTTCTGCAGGTAGCGGTGGTACACCAGGCGGAAGTGATACCCAGGTTCAGTTTAACGATGGTGGGTCATCTTTTGGTGGAGATTCTAGTTTTATATTTAATAAGACAAGCGATTCTCTCACAGTTTCAAATATTTCAGGCTCACTTACAAGATTGTCAAATGGAACATCATATTTGATAGCCGGCAATAATGTAACAATAACATCTGCTTCATCTGGGGGAATAACAATAGGATCTCTTGCCTCAATTAGCAGAGAAAAAAATGTTCAAACTCTAACATCCGGTGTTTCAGCTGGGAGTGCATTGACTGTTAGCGGAATTGATTTTAGCTCTGTTGGATACGCCCCATCTTCAATTGACGTATATGTAAATGGTCAAATGATACACTCTGGTACGAATGAAGATTACATACTTACAGCAAATCAAACAAATCAAATAACATTTGCGTTTGATCTAGATGCTGATGACGTAGTAACTACAATACTTTTTTTAGTCTAAATTAAGTTTCACACTGTCAAGCAAGATACTTAGTTAATGTTAACAGGGAATTTTTATCTTGATGTCTAGCAGTAATACATATACAACATCTGATATCGGTTTAGCTGCATTTTTAATGCTAAGAGGTCGCAACCTTGTATCTGCAAGCCAGGGTGGAAGAGGTTATAAGATAACATTCGATAACTCTGATGGAATGTGTGAAAAAATTTCAATTGAGTATATGAATTCAGATTTTATAAGATACGATATGTATTCAAAAAATCTTAGAATAATGATAAAAAAATCTTAGAAAAATACAGTGATATCGAATACTTAGAAAAGTTAAATTGGTTAGTTTTCTTTTTTTAAATTTTGGTTTATTTTCTTTAGTTCCTTTATTTTAGGCGATAATATTTTCAAATAAAGGAGGAAAAAATGCCTATTAAATCACAAATAAGATTGCAACAACTCACTGGGTCAATGGTTGCAATTAAAACTTCTGCTGCATTGAGACAGGGTCCGGGAACTGTTGCGACCGCAACGGGTTCAAATGTAGAGGATATCTTTGGATACTTTGGTGCAGCAATTCAAAGAATTGTTGGAGCAGCATCCGGAGAAGCATTCAACCAAGCAGTTGGAACAATTGCATCACCTGGCGACTATCTCATTGATTCAGGTGATCACGTAATTCTAGATGCTACACACGGTCTATTCGTTAAGGATGGCGGTGCATACGTTCTAGATGTTCCACTATCAGGAAGTGCCTGGACAGCAAGCAAAATTGTTGATATTAAAGCTGTAGGATCAGCTGAGTCTATTCACCTTAGAGGTAATGGAAACAGACTTGGTATTGCAGGTGCAAAATTAGCAAATGTTAATGGAGGAGCAAATGCAATTGTAGAGGTAATGTCATCAGGATCAAGCCCACTAGCTATTAAACTCAATGCCCCTGCCGGTGGTATCGATGCTTCTGCTGCCACTGGAATTGAGTTTGAATCAACTGCCGGTGCATTCTCAGTAGACGTTAACAACAGAGTATTCCTATCAGGCTCTGATATTGGAATCAAGGGTGAAAGTGCAGCAGCTAACGCTATCAGGCTCGAAGCTTCTGCTGGAGGTATTGATATTGACGCAGCTGGTGCTATAGCAATAGATGGTACAGGTATCTCACTTGACTCTGATGCATCTTCAAACTTCAGTACGTCTGTTGGATCACTAACACTAGTTGGTGCGAATAGAACATTCGTAACAGGTTCAGACGTAGGTATCAAGGGAACTTCTGCAGCAGCTAACGCCATTAGGCTAGAAGCTTCTGCTGGTGGAATTGATATTGATGCGACGCTTGGCGGAATAAATGTTGCATCGACAGCCGGACCATTCACAGTTGATGTCAACAATAGAGTGTTCTTATCAGGATCTGATATAGGTCTTAAGGGTGAGAGTGCTGCTGCTAATGCAATAAGACTCGAAGCTTCTGCTGGTGGAATAGACGTTGATGCAGCTGGTGCTATAGCAATAGATGGTACAGGTATCTCACTTGACTCTGATGCATCTTCAAACTTCAGCACATCAATTGGATCACTAACATTTGTTGGTGCGAATAGAACATTCGTAACAGGTTCTGATGTTGGAGTCAAGTCAACATCAACAGCTGTTAATTCAATTAATATAGAAGCTTCAGCTGGTGGAATGGTCTTGTCAGTTCCAGATCAAAAGGGCTTGTCTCTTGGTAAGGCTGGCGGTGCAGAGATTCTTATCACACCTCATGATACACCAGCTAGTGAGAAGATACTAGTTGAGAATAGTGCAGGTACTGCATTAGACTCTGTTCTTCTAAGATCACCAGGTGGTGTTATAGCTTCAGGATCACAGGTTCAGCTAACTGGATCAGATGGTGTATTCTTTGCTTCACATAAAGATATGACTGGCGATAGAATAAAACTAGCAAACACTGGAGATTGGACAAGCTTCGTTGGAAATGCACTCTTTGGTGCAAGCACAACAATAATTGGAGCACTAAACGTTCTAGCTTCAGCTGCCGGTGGTGGCCAGATAGGCTATGCTGTTCTAACTGGATCAGTTTCTTCACCAGATCCTTTCTCGCTAAATGCAGCGTCAGGATTCGTAAATGGAAATGGATATACGCAGCACACTGCATTCATTCCAGGCGAAGTTAATCCAGCAAACACTCAGGTGTATGTAAATGGTCAACTACTTGCAAGTTCATCAAATGCTGCTGCACCAACAACTTCTGGTGACTATCAGATTGTTAGAGGTGTTACTGGTCAGATCAAGTTCAGTTTTGATCTCGAGGAAGATGATGTTGTACTTATAAAAACCTCTGCACAACAAAGCTAATCTTTAGATTATATTTGTAGAGTAATTTTTGAGGACCGTGTTTACGCACGGTCCTCATTTTTTATAATTTCTCTATGCATCAACAGGTGAAAAATTGAAGTTTTTAGATGAATTAGACAATATGATAAAAGGCGCAGATAAAGAGATTTTAAAACTAGATACTGCAAGAATAAAAAAAGATTACCATGTTAATTTTGTGACAGATAGAATAAACAAAGGAATAGAAGCGCTGACAAAAGAAAACCCTGAGGATCCGGTAAAGGTTCTAGGGTCAGTTCTGTCAATGGTTCCAGATTTTATATCAGAGGGATTTGATCTAATAAATAGATCGCATAGAGACCTTTTAGTATCAAAGCAAACAATGGTTAAAATAAGGGATGGTATACAGAAATCAGATGAGGAGGGTGAAGAAGAAGAAGAGCCTAGCGCATTGGTAGAAAACGGCCAGAGCAAAAAAAAATCATCTAGAAAAAAACCAAAGCAGAGAAAAACATCTGACAGACCTTCAAAATAAAAGATAATAGTTTTAAAAACTAAATACTCGGAAATATTTTCAAATACCTAGTAATATACTAGGAATTTATATTGAAAAACTCAACACAGAGAAATGAGAGTAGAAAGCTTAGAAGGTTAAAGTCTAAGCTTTCATATTATAGAGCTGCTCTTGATGATATAAAAGGTACACTCTTTGATTACGAAAAGGAGTGGCTTTCTGATATAACGAGAATAAAAAGCAAGGCTTGCAAACAAAATGATAATAAAAAAGAAATAGACACAAAAACGTCTGTAGATATTAAAAATTTTGAAAACGCTAGCGAAGAAAAAGATCAAAATTGCAACAAAGAAGACAATAGCATCTCAGATAAAAAACATCCTAGATGGGTAAAAAAACTATTTAAAAAAATAGCATATCTGACACATCCTGATAAGCTAATTGGCGAGTTAGAGAAAGAAAAATTCTCTGATTTATTTAATAAATCAAGGGAGGCTCTTGATAATACTGATTATGATAGACTCGTAGAAATAGGCGATAGCCTTAATGTTGAAATAGATCTTAGTATAAATGAAATTATTTTAAAGCTTGAAAAAAGATTAGACTCTATAGTAAGTGAAATATCATTAATAGAAAAATCGTCTGCCTGGATGTGGGGAGAAAGTTTTGGAATTATAGATATCAGGCTCAAGATTGCAAAGTATGAGCTTGAATCATCAGGAGCTGGAAATATACATGATGGAGATATTATTGATATTATTTTAGATATAGAGTCTAAAATGTAATTTTATATCAAACTTACTATCGGTATAATTAGTATCTGAGGCTATTGTGACATGGCAGGAATACTTAATTCAAAAACAAGAGTGATAGACGCAGTCATCACAAGTGAAGGAAAAAGGCAAATAGCAGATGGAAACCTAATAGTTTCATATGCATCAGTATCTGATAAGCACACATATTATGAGAAAGATATAGCAAGCGGATCATCAGATGCTACAAAGAGAATATACTTTGAATGCCCCATTAAATCATTTAATGATTCAATTACACTAGAGTCAGATGACTCTGGAAAGCTTTGGGGATATGAGACAACACCTGATATTTTGCTAAGGGGTGATGGTGTAGTAGAAAAACTAGTAACAGGATCAGATCAGTCAGAGCCTCAGTATACGCCAGCGGGTCAGTTTGAAGGATTTGCATCTGTAGCTGATAAAATACTTTCATCATCAATAGATAGCTTTAAAAATCTATATACAATAGGAACTAGAGATGCAGGCGAGTCAATATCGCTTAGAACAAAGCTAAGTAAAAATTCATATAAATTTACTATTAGTAATACTTATCCATTTATAGAAGGTCCAGGAGATAGCACAATAAATGTAGATTTTGTAAATCCATTATTTTTTGATGAAAGGCTTCAGTATGCACCCCAGTTTAAATACTTACCTCCTATTGTAATGGATCCGGAAGACTTTTTTGATCCTGATAACATACAAGAGACAATGGTAAAGATAAAAGAATATCAAAATCAGGGTATTCCGCTATACTTTGGAGATTACGTGCAAATAGCAAGGGCGGAGCATTTGCAATTATCAGATCTCATGTACCATTTAAACAAGACTGATAGCTGGTTTACGCAAGCAATTCACCCAGATGATCCTGGAGAATTATTAACAAGATCGGATATGGAGTCGTCAGTTATAAACTGGGATCCTGATGATGATGAGGATAATACATCTCTATCTCAGCAAGGCCCATGGGTTAAAAGCGAAGATTCATCAAATTATGGATTAAATGAATCAGAAACAGATGGATCAAGAATAAACCTATCATCAGATGAGCTAGCAAGGGAAAGAGTTTCTGTATTTTTTGAAAGAACATCTTCAACTAATAATATTATGATGCAAATGTTTGAGATTGATTCTTCAAAATCAACAATGCTAAAGCTAGATATTATTGATTTTGGATATCATACAGATTCTCACGATTCTGCAAGACCTATAAAACATGTATTTTTTGCAGGAAAAATATTTATAAATTCTTACGGGCTACCCGTTTTTATTAACCTTTTTGATATAATTTTAGACTAACATGATAATAAGAAAAAAGAAACACCCAAAAATACTTTCAAGCATAGGCGGAAATTCGTCAAAAATTACAAGCATAAAAGATAAGACATTAGATATTCTTATAAATGAGGGGCAAAATCCTCTAGGCTTATCCGTCTCTCAGAAAGTTGTAAAAAGAGATTGTGAAGAAATAGACTATGAGTTTTATTTTAAATGCGATATGAGAAATTTAATTTCAATAGGTGCCACAGAAATAGAATTTTTAGTTGTAAAATCTGATTTAAAAATTTCTCCTGGGTTTTTTAAAAATATATCAGAAAAATCTCCAATTTCAGTTTCGTCTGTTATATTTGGGCAAAAATCAGACAACTCAAGAATAATGACAAATGACTTTAATGATAAGGTTATCATGAAAGGAAAAATAGACATGATTAACGAAATAAGAGATACTAGAATGTCTAGAAGTTCTTCAAAGTCTAAAAAGTCTAATGATAGCGATATGTTTGGAAGCGCAATAAAATCAGTAATAGTAGAAAAGAGATCACTAAAAAGAAAAGGTCTGTTAAACAAGAGAATGCCTCAGGTTCAAACTTCAACTGTTGATAACAATAGCGTGGAAAATAGTCTCGAAGTTAGTGACATATATACTTCACTTCTATCAAACGGGATAGATCCTGTAGATTCACTAAGGCCAATGATAAATATGTCAAGTCCTGACCCAACTATTTCGCCAGGACTTGTTACAAATAAAATATACTCATCAAATAGAAACTTAAACAAAAATCTAAACTCAATGAGATCAAAATTTGAAAAGGGTTTTTCAAACTCATTCCCGCAAACAACAGTAAAATATGGATCTGGCAACTCTGATTATATTACAATTGAAAAATCAGTTCCAGACAGGGTTAGAGATATAACCCATAAATTTAAAATAAATTCAAGATTGTTATATTCCATGTCTTCATTTTTTATTATACTAAGAATAAGAGATAAGAAGTCAGGGATGATTACAGAAAAGTTCAACGTAAGAGTTAATCATAAAATAAATGTTGAGAATTACTATATCCCAGGTGAAATTCCCATTGTTAGCTCTGTTATGTCATCAAATGGATCTAGAAGAATTGCAGCATCAATAGGAAAAAAAGATAATACAATAAATGACGAAAAAATTTATATCAGAAAGATAGTAGATGACTCTCCCTTAGTTTTATTTCCATTTAAAGAGTTTATAAGAAGAAGTAAAATTCCAAGCCCAGGGGGACAAAATGGAAATATTAGTACTCCACCATCTGAAAATATATTTGATGGGTCTTCATTTCAAAATGGAACAAAAAATTTAAATATGATAAGAGTTTGCCCAGTTATAAAGACAGGGTTAAAATTATCAAATTTTTCAAGTACATCAGTTTCCGGCAGATCATTTAATTATACATCTTGCTCAATTACTGCCAAAAATATCGGAGGGGGAATATTAATAAGTGTTTCAGATATTACAAGCGATATTTCTGGAGTTGCAATTTATAAAAAAATTGCAGGATCTAGAGTGCCTTTTAAGTTATTTAGCAAAGCCCTGGGCCAAGAAAGATTAGATTTTAGATCATCTGAGAATTTTACTCGTACCACAACAGCTGGAAGAATTATGATTGATTCAAATGTAAAAGAAGGTTTGACATATATCTACAGGGCGAGATTATTTTTTAAGTCAGGTGGCGACAAATTTTCTAAAGTATTTGCAACTGCAAAGTGTCAAAGAAATGCAGAATTTTTATCAATATCTACTAGCAATCTTAAGATTAGTAATGCGAGCATAGGAAATTCGCTGTATGGAAAAGATACAATACCATACAATCCAGCGATGATATCTTTCAATATAGACTACAATATACTAGATACACAAAGTGATATTCTTCTTTCAATATTACAAGATGCAGGAATGGAAGATTTATTTGGAGGAGAAATAGAACAGATAAAAAATTCACTATCAGATAGAGTTGTATTTGGAATATTTAGAAAAAATATAACTCTATCAGAAGAAATATTTCTTGGATATTCAGGAAGCGGTGAATTTAAAGATGATGGATCATCTGCTCCCTTTCCAACACATGGAATGAAATATATCTATAGCGTAAGAGCATTTCTAACAACTCCTGAAGAATTTTCAAGAGCTATTACTACAAAACTACAAACAGACTTAAATGTTGTAAAGAATACATCTATGCTTCTCTTACCGTCAACATTCACATCAATAAGAAGTTCTGTTGTAAATAATTTAAACTTAAAAGTAAATACCACTGCAGTTGGTTCAATAACAAGTGTATCACAAGAATTGGATACAGAGGCGATATTTCAATCAGTAAAACTTACAAAGAATTTTGACAAAATGTCTCTTTCAAAGGGTACACTGGCTAGCCAGACAAAAACAACACCCGACGATGTACTTCAAAAATTTGACATAGGTGACAATACAGAAATTTTAGTAAATTTAGCAGAGTTTGATTTCACAATATCATCAACAAGAGGACAGTCTGTAACAACATCATCAAAGGGATTCCCAGTTTTAAGATTTTCTGTAATACCTGCAACAGATTTCGCAACGTTAAAGCTGATTGATTCAATTGTAATATCGTGTGAGAGGCAGGGAAGAAGATCAATATGCGGTTCAGCACATCCCTCAGAATCTATTGTATTTGTAGACTATACAAATAAAGATTATATAGGACAAATAAATTATTATGCTACAATAATAAAGATAGACGGTACAGTTATTGATGATAA